GAAAGCTTCCCGTGCTTTGCGTCGCTTCAAGTTTTTCTCCGTCTCGAATGAATCTCTGCTGCTCATATTATACCATACACCCGGTTTTTTATCGTCGCTTCGTAATCTTGAGCGATGTGCCCTTCTTCGCCGTCTTGACTTTCTCGTTATCCGTCTCCATGTGTCTCGGATTGTACATCTTCTTGTGCATGTGCCAGAGTTGTGGCGAGCCCACCCGGAAATTTTTCCGGAGCGTCGCTTTCCACCAAAAAACGCAATCGGAAATCTTGTTGCTTCGGACGGTGTTGTCGAGCACCAAACACCCGTAGTCCTCCGTACACGCCTCGAGCACCTTGTTAAACATCTCGAACGTGGGAAAGATGCCGAAGAAGTTCTTGTATAACTTTTCCCGGTTCGACAAAACCGGTTCTTTAAAAACGAACACGAAATCACAGTTCGCCCGGAGCGCGGGTGGAAGATCGATCGCGTACTGAAGCGTCATGAGAAAGAAGATTTTGTAATGGCGCCCGTTTAGGAAGATTGTCCGCAGCTGCGTGTCTCGCACGAACTTCGTGTCGTACATGCAGTCGTCGAGCACGATGAATGCGTTGTTACCGGGTTTGTCTTTGTTCCCACCGTTCACCATCTTGCGCTGTCGCTGAATGACGCGCTCGATGGCGTCCTTGTCGAAATCCGAATACACGAATAGGTCGGGTATGAATTCCCCATAGAATGAATTCCCCTCCTCGGTTCCGTTACACACGATCCCGCACGGTATGTTTCTCTTGTGCCACATGATGTCCTTCACAGCGACCGATTTTCCGGATCGACGCTTCGCCACGAAGATCGACGTCGCATCGTTCGGCATGTTCTCTGGCTTGAACTTTCTGAGTTGTAGGTTAAGACCACTCATCCTGGTATCGACGCGGCTTTTAAAATCAAACATTTTCCTCACTACCAGTAGAGATGGCGCTCAAACTCGCGACCGTCGGTGCCATCGACACGTGGCTCACGTCGAACCCGACGTACTCACACTTTCTCCAGCGCTTCAAACGCCACACGCGTTTCTCGACCGAAACCGTGGAGAGTCCTTTCGACGGCGAAGTCGATTTTGGTGGTGAGGTGTCGTGTCGCGTGCCCCAAAACAAGGGAGATCTCATACGAAACATGACGGTGAAGGTCACTCTGAGTGATCCAACCCCGGACACCGCCGGGAAAAACGATGTCTACTGGACGCCCTCCGTCGTGAGTCATCTCATCGAACACGCGGATCTCGTCATCGGTGGTCAGACCGTGCAGCGCATCACGGGAGAGTACATTTACATGCACCAGCAACTGCACAACGCGTTCGATGAGGTCGATCAGAGCGTGTACTTCCTGACCGGACATGGCAATTTCTTGCGGTACTCGAACGGAACGTACACGTACTTTTGTGATTTACCGTTCTACTTTTACAGAGAGCCGTCGCTGGCGATCCCGTTGTGCGCGCTCACGAAACAACTCGTCGAGGTGCGCTTAAAGTTTCGCCCGCTCGATCAATTGATCTGGTACACACAGAAATCAGACTTACCGGTGGGGGTCACCGCGCGCATCGCGAATCTGAGTCTCGATTGCAACTTCGTGTACGTCGGCGACGAAGAGCGGCGATACTTTATGACTCGCCCGCTCTCGTACAACATCACGCAACTCCAGGTGTCACAGTTCAAAATCGATAAAGACGAGACGAGTCGATCGGTCATGCTCAAATTCAAACACCCGGTCCGGGAACTGTTCTTCACGTCGACGTCGGATTACACGGGCGTGATCAACACCCCGTACGATTTCAACACGATACGGCGCGTGCGGTTGCGTTTCAACAACGAGCTGGTCTTCGATAAGAGTCATAAAGAGCTCGCGTACCTCGAACCTCTCCGGAACCATGTCAACTCTCCGTTCGTTCGAACGTCGATCATGGCGGATACGATGAGTACGACGATCGGCGCGAGTGGAGCAGGTTACCTGCTCAAGGGGGATTTCGGGATGTTTTCTTTCGCCCTGAGACCCGAAGACATGGCATCGGCGTCGGGGTCGGTCAATTTCTCTCGAATCGTGCACAAGCTCTTGACCGTTGACATAGACCACTACTATGCGAATTACGACAGCACGGTTCGAGTCTACGCGGTCAATCACAACACGCTCGCGATAAATGGCGGGCTCGCGGGTTTAAAATTTTAGCACTCTATACTAGATGGCCGGGCGAGTACAACTCGAACTCGGTCGAGGGCCCCAGGAAACGTTCTTCACCGGGGATCCGGAATACACACATTTCCGGAGCGTGTTCAAAAAGCACGTGAATCACGCGATTCAATCCGTCGACGTCCAGCCAAACACGACGATTGATTTCGGCACGTCGACGTCGTTTCGAATCCCCGCCAACAGCGGGGACATGATTCGGGGCATGTACCTAAAGCTCACGCTCTCGAAAATTGAACACCCATCCGGGTCTCCGGTGGGATGGATCGAATCGATAGGACACGCGATCATCGATCACGTCGATCTACTCATAGGCGATGCGCTCGTCCAGAGATTGACGGGAGATGTTCTGCAGATTCAGAGCGAGCACAGCTACACGCAGACCAAACAACAAGCGCTGAAGCACCTCATCGGGAAGTTTCCGGATAGAGTGGCCGGAACTCCGGTTTCAAACAAGGCCATTTCGGCGCATCTCGGCGCGGCGACGAGTGATACCGATCTGTTCATCGAGCTCCCGTTTTATTTCCACGGCGAGGAATCGCTCAGCATCCCACTGTGTGCAATCACGAAACAGGAGATCGAGGTCGTCGTGAAGCTCCGACATTACCAATCAGCACCGGATGGACACCTCATGGTCAAAACGGCGGACGGGGCGCACATCGACTTCACCGCGGGCTCTGGGACGCCACCGCACGTCGTGAAACTGACACTCACGTGTGATAACGTGTTCCTGGACGCACCCGTTCGCGAGGCCATTCGCTCGGCTCGCAAAGAGTATCTCATCACGCAATACCAACGCCACCAGGTGACGCTCGACGCAGGCACGACCGAGGCTAGGATACCACTCGCGTTCGTGAATCCCGTGAAAGAGCTCTTCGTGCTCGTGCGGTCGCGCGTACCCACGGGGTCGTCCCCGTTCGATTACGATAACCGAGTCACGACGGCGGGCACGGGAAATGGAAAGACTACCGGTGCAGGGGGGCGCTTGATTCTCTACGAACACCTCGACCACATGACGCTCGATCTGGACGGGAGTCCCGTTTTGAACAACGTCACGGGGAAGGCGATTTTCCTCAAAGCCGTGCAGCCGTACATGCATCACAAAAAGACGCCGCTCATTCGCAGGTTCTATTCGTATAGTTTTTCCCTTGAACCGGAAATTTCGACACGTTCGACCGGAACCGTGAATTTCTCGATGATCAAGGAACAGGATCTTCGCCTGTACCTCAATCCGCAACCGACGTACGTGCGCGACGTGCGCGTCTACGCATCTTCGTTTAACATCCTGCGCGTCCACCCCGAGGGAAATACGGAAGTAATTTTTGATTGTCAAATGTAACACAACATGCAGACCGGATTCTCAAATTTACAGCACGATGAAGTCGACGCCCAGGACAGGTATGCACAGGCCATGATTGACGTATGCCGCCCCGTCTTCGAGCAGGCCGTCGTTCTCGCAGGGAAATACGCGAAAGCGTGTGGTCGGGACATCCTCCTCGTCGAAGACTTCCAATTGGCCATGAAATTCTGCGTCATGCACAGGGTCGGCGAATCATCCGAGACGCTTTTTCCGGAAATTGACATGGAGGAGGATGTGAGCGACGAGGACGAGGACGAGGAACTCGAATTTGAAGACGACGAAGAGGAAGCCTGGACACCGTACACGGGCGATGATCCTCTTCTGAAGCGCGTCACGGAAGCGTCGCGCGAGTACGAATCTTGGACCCCGTCGAATCCCGCACAGGAATTTCTCAAGAGTAGCTTAGATGCACACGAGATCCAGTGATCCCAGTGGGTTCGATCAGAGTGAGTTTAAAAAATTCAAGGCGTGCGGCGACGACTCGTCGTCATCGTCATCGGATTCAGATTCAGATTCGGACACCAGCGACGGTGTGAAAAGGCCCAGGGGGCAGTCGCTCCAGAAGAAAGAGAAGTTTAAAAATATAGCAAAAGTTGAACCCCTCGTCCCGGAATAATTTCTACAGGTACATTATAACAACACCGATGTCCAACGCTAACGTACCGAAGAACCAGAAAGTCGCTGAAAAGGCGGTGAGCTTTGACCTCCAAGAACTCCAGCGCGTCAGCCGTGACGTCGCTAATCGTCTCGAGGGCCAGGCGCTCAACTCCATCGTCCAGGGATTCTCCTTTGCGGCCGCCATGAGCTGGATGGACGTCTCTCGATGGGCCATCTCGCGCGTCGTCAAGGGCTCGAAGAACACGGGCTTGCAATACACGCTCACGGCGACCATGACGTCGCTTTTGTCCATCCTCGTGTATCTCATCGTGTCCGCCCTCTCTAAGCGCGTCATTCAACCGACCGCTCCGCTCTACGCGATCACCCGCTAAACTATCTCTGAGGACGTCCAACGTAAAGCATCAGGGCGATGCCAACGATCACAATCATTATTAAAGGGACCCACCCATCGATATCCCCGAGTGGCTCTAGCGGGCCGCCGTCAAGGACACCTATGGGTTTCGGAATATCCCTCTGTAATTTAGTTTTATCGAAACGCGCCATCGGCTTGAGCCGGTCGAGTGAACATTCAAGCTTGAGTTTCATCCCGTGGTCGCGGTCTCTGAAATCGATCGAGACGAGTTTGTTGTTTTCTTTGTAAAACCACTGAATTTTCAGGGTCTCTATCTTGCGTTGCGGACCCTCCGTGAATCTGTGCGTCACGTCATCGTCGTTCGAAGAGACGGTCATGTATTGCTCGGAGATGGTCGACTTTGACATGAAAGTTCCCGTGTAGAAGGGCGTGTTCGAATATACGGTCTGACCGAGCACGTCCGAGCCCGCCGTTATCTTCACGACGTACGTTTTAGGTCCACACTCGAAGTCGACGCGCCCTTCGAGATCGATGATGGAATTAGACGAGCTGATATCCCGGGCCGGCATGCCGAACACTTGGTTCGGTGTCGTCCGGGTCAAATCGCGAGAATCCCACCCGTCGACGCCCGATTTGAAGAGCAACGTGAACTCATCCGAGCTCGCGACGTTACTAAATTTCAAAGAGTCTCGCGTCGATCGGAACTCGACGTTGTCGATCGTCGTGATGCCGGCAGCCGAGATCGCACTGAGAATCTGGGTTGCGAGTATCGTTGCACTCGGATAATGTCGTTCATTCATCGTCACCTCGTGCGTGCCCGCGTCGGGCGCGGGAGCGTCGATTCGGACAGAGAATTTGTTGTTGTTGTCGTGGATGACAAAGTTTGGGGTTGGGATTCTCGCCGATGTGATCTCGAGCGAAGTCACATCGAACACCGGTGTTTTCAAATCGATGCTGTATGCATTTGGGTTTGGGTGCAGAGACGCATCTCTCTCGCCTGAGTCGATGTCTATCGTGTGCACGGTCATGCTGCTATA